AAACGCGATGAGCGATTTGTTTGAAGAAATGGAGGCAGATTTTGAAGCCAATCTGTCTAATTCAGTTGAAAAGCTGGATCANGGTGACCTGACNACGGTTGCCGGTATGGCTAAAGCAATCCGCGACAAAGAAGAGCATGTTAAAGAGCTTGAGGATAAACTCAANGCTGAGAAGAAGTCGTTGCTGAAAATGACTGATGAAGACTTGCCTACAATGCTGGCGGAGATCGGCCTGACGGCCATGAAACTTGATGATGGGTCCGAGGTTACTGTCAAACCCACCTACGGTGCATCAATCTTGGTAGATAATAAACCAAAAGCATTCGATTGGTTACGGGAGCATGGGTANGATGACATCATCAAAAATACGATTACGTGTAGTTTTGGCAGAGGCGAAGATGACCAAGCGGCTGCGTTCAAAGCCGTTGCGGAAAAAGAAGGCTACGCGCCGGAACAAAAGACGGATATCCATTCACAGACGCTTCGTGCCTTTGTCCGCGAACGTGTTGAGAATGGTGACGAGTTCCCAATGGAACTCTTTGGAGCGTATGTCGGACAAAGAGCTATTATCAAGAGAGGAAAGTAAGATGGCTGAAAAGAAAAACGATGTGGTTGAAAAGGGCACTGCTGAAATTATTCAGTTTGACCCCTCTATGTTTGAAGCAGATGCAGGGGCTGGTCTGGAGAATATGAGCCAAGACGATCTTGCGCTACCGTTTCTCAAGATATTGTCAGGTGTAAGCAAAGAACTTGATGATCTGGAGGATGCTCGTAAGGGTGATATTTTTAATACCGTCTCAGGGGCCGTTTACAAGGGCAAGGACGGCATCAAGGTTATTCCGGTAGCCTACCAGCGTCGGTTCATTCAATGGGCCCCCAGAGGCGAAGGAACGGGCGCTCCTGTCGCTATCTACTCACCGGGCGAGGCAATGCCCAAAACGGAGCGGTCTGCTGAAGATAATAAAGAGTATGTGCAAGATGGTTCTGGTCAGTATATCGAAGAGACCCACCAGCACTTCGTTATCGTGCTGCATGACGATGGCTCTGCTGAAACTGCGTTGATTGCGATGAAGTCTACGCAACTTAAAAAGTCGCGTAAGTGGAACAGCATGATCTCTTCGCTAACTATGCAGGGTAAGAACGGCCCGTTCACCCCGCCACGCTTTAGCCACGTCTACCACCTTAAGACGATCTCTGAGGAGAATAGCAAGGGTAGCTGGCATGGATGGGAGATGAGCCGTGTAGGTCCTGTTGAAGATAAAGCTGTTTACCAACGTGGTAAGGACTTTGCTCAAAGCATTACTGCCGGTGATGTAGTGGTGAAGCACCAAGACGATACCGCACCTAGCGATAATCTATCTGACGACGTGCCATTCTAAGGGATTAGTGGCGGCCTAGCCGCCACTTTTCTTGACGGGGACCATTATGTCAGTAGATAAATTTTCATCCATTTTTAATGGACTACAGCTTGCTTACGGCACTTATAAAATAGAAAAACAGCAAGCGAACGGTAAGAATACCGGTAGGGCCGCCATCGTGCGCGAACCACGGACCAAGGAACTGTGGGAGGGTCACCTCTCTGGTAAGGGCCGTGGTATCGGTATCATACCGATTAATGAGGAGAACAAGTGCGTATGGGGTTGCGTTGATGTAGATCAATACCCGCTGGACCACAAGCTGCTTGTTGAAAAGATCCGTAAGCTAAAGCTCCCACTTGTAGTGTGCCGCTCTAAATCAGGCGGCGCACACTGCTTTCTGTTCACCACGGATTGGGTAGATGCCAAGGACATGCAGTCCACACTGCAACAGGTATCGGCGGCACTGGGCTATGGTGGCAGTGAGATATTTCCAAAACAGATTAAACTGCACTTGGACCGTGACGACGTAGGTAACTTTCTGAACCTGCCTTATTTCGACGCAGAGGACGGCTTACGGTATGCCATAAAGGACGACGGCACGTCTGCTACTCTGGATGAGTTCATAGCTCTTTACGAAGAGCATAAACAGACGCCTGAACAGGTAATTAAGCTTCAGATCACGGATGATCCCGAAACGTCCAACATGAAGGACGGACCGCCGTGCTTACAGTTCCTGATTAAGAACAAGATTAGTGAGGGTGGGCGCAACAACGGGCTGTTCAACATAGGCGTATACTTACGCAAAGCGTATCCGGATAGCTGGGAGTCAGAGATACTGACATATAACATGCAGTATCTGGAGCCGCCGCTGCCTCTGAACGAAGTTAACATTGTTGCGAAGCAGCTTGAAAAGAAGGATTACGCCTACCGTTGTAGTGACGCACCTATCAACGCTCACTGCAACAAAGAGTTGTGTCAGACAAGAAAGCACGGGATTGGGGCGGCGGTACAAGGGGCGGCTATAGCCAATCTACGGAAATACAACTCGCACCCTCCTGTCTGGTTTCTGGATGTGAACGGTGAGCCTTTAGAGTTAGACACTGACGCACTATTAAACCAACCGGCATTTCAAAAAGCCTGTCTGGAGCAATTAAATTTCATGCCTCGCACGGTGGGTAAACCTATTTGGGAAGGGCGGATAGGTGCATTGATGAGCGAGATGCGCGACAATGAGAGTGCCATCATAGATGTGGCCATAGACGCTAGTACTAGCGGTCAGTTCTATGACTACTTAGAAGAGTTCTGCGCTCACTTACAAAAAGCAAAAGACCGTGAAGAGATATTATTAAAGCGGCCTTGGACCGATGAAGAAGCAAACGTCACATATTTTAGATTAAAAGATTTTGAGGCTTTTTTGAAACGTAACAAGTTTTTTGAATATAAGCCTTACAAGATAGCTCAACGGCTTCGTGATCTGGGAGGAGAAAGCACTCTCCTTAAAATAAAAGGGAGGCCAGTGAGGGTATGGAAAATACCTGCATACGAGTCCGTTGAGCTAGACATAAAAACGCCAGACTTTGGTAGAGAAGAGGAGGCCCCGTTCTAATGTTGAAAGCAGATGGATTTGATAAGGCATTTCTTGGCATGTGTCACCGCGCCGGACAAGAGCCGGTGGTGGCCTACGATTATCACAAATGCATAGCTGTGCTGGTAGAAGACGAAAACATGTCCTACGACGAAGCTGTGGAGTACCTATGGTACAACACCATAGGCGCATGGATGGGTGAACACACGCCAGTATTCATAAATGTTATGGATAATATTGAGGACCTAACGGACGAAGAGCATGGATACTAAAATATTCCGCATCTACGGCCCGCCCGGAACCGGCAAGACTACAGCCCTTCTGAACAAGGTGGATGAGGCTCTGGCTAACGGCGTAGACCCCACGCATATCGGTTATTTTGCGTTTACACGTCAGGCTGCAAACGAGGCTGTTGAGCGGGCTTGTGCACGGTTTCATCTGGATAAATCACAACTGCCGTGGTTCCGCACCCTGCATAGCTTTGCTCTGCGCCTGTCTGGCATACGGCAAGAACAAATCATGCAACCAGAGCACTACAAAGAGGTGGGGATTGCACTGGGCTTTAATCTTGATGTAGACGGCTCCAGCCTATCTGGTGAGGATGCGTTTGATCTCAATAAAAGCAGTAGCCCAATCGTCAATCTGATGAACCTAGCGCGGCTGCGTAAGATAGCTTTACGTCAACAGTATGATGAAAGCGAGATAAACGAGAGTTGGAACACGGTAAAGTATGTGGCTACCGCGTTGCAAGAATACAAAAACAGATACCAACTTTTTGACTTTACTGACATGTTAGAGGTCTTTATCAACGAGAGTGCCCAGTTCTGTCCTCGTCTGGCTGTCACTTTCGTTGACGAAGCGCAAGACCTGTCGCCCTTACAGTGGGATGTGGCTCATGTATTAGAGCAACATTCTGAGCGCATATACGCAGCCGGTGATGATGACCAAGCCATATACCGCTGGGCCGGTGCAGACGTCGAGCATTTTATCGGACTCAACGGTGGCTACGAGGTGCTAGAGCAATCCTACCGCGTACCAGCTACCGTGCATCCTCTGGCAGAACGTGTAGTTCGTCGTATCAAACGCCGTGTGACCAAAAAGTATCTGCCTCGCGAAGACAGGGGCAATGTAGAGCATATAGCCCGCGCCGAGATGGTTGATTTTTCTGAGGGTTCGTGGCTCGTGCTGGCACAAGCCGCGTATTTCCTGTCGGATATAACCGCAGACCTACGGAGTCGCGGCTATCTTTTCAACTACCGTGGCCGACGTTCAATCTCAGAAAGTCTGAGCGACGCTGTTAATGGCTGGGAACAGTTGAGAAAAGGTAAACAGGTAACGGGCAAGACCGCACGAACCATCTACAATTATATGTCTGTGAACGACAGGGTCAAGCGGGGATTTAAAAAATTACCGGCACTCGACGATGATGAGATGGTGACATTGGATGAACTGATCGCGCACCACGGACTAATAGAGGGCGTGGACCTAATCACATCTATACGAGACATGATCTGGCATACAGCGATGGATAAGTTACCCAGCGCAGACCGCGCCTACATCACCGCGCTGCTACGCCGTGGTGAAAAGTTCAATGCAGAGCCTCGCATCAATCTGTCCACGATCCACGGATCAAAAGGCGGCGAGGCGGACAACGTGGTTCTGTTTACAGAGATATCACCAGCCGCATCAAAGGCGGCGGAACTCGCGCCTGACGATCTGCACCGTGTGTTCTATGTTGGACTGACACGGACCAAGCAGAACCTTTACTTAGTTGAGCCTGACGATGCCACAAGGAGTTATCAGATATGAACCGGAATGAAATACTCAAAGAAGCAAAAACCAAAATCAACGGCGCACGCCAAGGATTACGGCGATGCTTATGAAAACCACGCCCGTATTGCTCAAATGTGGTCAGTTCTGCTAGATACACCTGTCACCGTGCCTCAAGTGTATCAGTGCATGGTTGCTATCAAGCTGGCACGACTTAGCGCAACGCCGGAGCATGAGGACAGTTGGGTGGATATTTGCGGTTATGGCGCACTGGGTGGGGAAGAGTAATGGTACGGTTTATTCGTATCGAAATGTTAAAGCATTACCTCAAAGCGGGCTGGACCGTTCTTGTGCAGGGCACAGAGATGGCGGCAGTTAGGAAAGACTATGGCACTACAAATGACGATGTTTGGACCTAAGAGTGAATGGGTTCCACCGGCTGAGTTGCCTGACATATTCGACGCCAAACAAATAGCCATCGACGTCGAGACAAAAGACCCCAACCTCAAGTCAAACGGGCCCGGATGGCCCACTGGTGACGGCGAGGTAGTGGGCTATGCCATAGCCGTTGCAGACTGGGCCGGATACATACCGATCCGGCATCTGGGTGGCGGCAATCTGGATGAGCGCATAGTCAACAAATGGCTGAAGAAAGTCTTTGAGTGCCCTGCCGACAAGATCATGCACAACGCACAATACGACGCGGGCTGGATTAGGCGCATGGGCTTCACGCTTAACGGGCGCATCATAGATACCATGCTGATAGCCTCGCTGCTGGATGAGAACCGTTTCAGCTACAGCCTCAACGCGCTCTGCTACGATCTGTTGGGTAAGATAAAGACTGAGAAGACTCTACAAGAAGCAGCCCGCGAGTTTGGTCTGGACCCCAAATCAGAAATGTGGAAGATGCCCGCCATGTATGTAGGGCCATATGCCCAGAATGACGCGGAGATTACACTTGATCTGTGGAACCATCTGTCCACTCAGCTTACCAAGGAAGAGTTGTGGCCAATCGCAAATCTGGAGCTAAAGCTTCTGCCCTGCCTGATCGACATGACATGGCGAGGTGTACGCATAGATCAGAACAGGGTCGAG